CACTAGGATACAAATTGTTAAAGAAATATATGGAAGTAGGTCGTAAGATGAAAGAAAATAATTTAATTAACAATTTTATCTTAACAAACATGAGCATTAGCCCAGACTTTGATCTTAGCAAACGTGGTTGGCGTGCCATTGAAACAAATTACGTGTATGAGGGTGCATAATGGCAGTTTTTACAGCAATCGCAAGTGCAATCGTTGGTGCAATTGGTATCAGCACCGCAACTATCATTGGCACAGTAACATGGGCTAGTTTAGCTACCAGCATCATTGCTACTGGTCTTGCAGTCGGCACTGCAAAAATTATGGGTGTGTTTAAACCACCTGCTGCCACTAGTGGACAAGATCCAGGTGTTAAGGTTCAACTTGGTCCCAGCACAGATAACAAAGTTCCTCGATTGTATGGTCGCAACTATACAGGTGGAACAGTTATCGATGCAGAAATTAAAAACTCTAATAAAACAATGGCTTATGCATTGGTCATTGGTGAATACAATACCAATGACACATGGACCATCAATACAATCTATCGTGGTGACCAACAGTTAAACTTTGGTAGTGGCGCAAATGCTCATGTAGTTCAAAGTGTAACAGATCCAAATGCTACAAGCAGCACCAGCATTGCTGGCAAATTCCGTATTCGTGTTTATGCAGGTAATAGCACCGGCAGCAAACAAATTTTCCCAGTTCCTGGCGGCGGTGTAACAGCAGTTGATGCTTATGGTGCAGGCAGTTGCCAGTTTGCCAATTGGACCAGTGCAAACACCATGGATGATCTTGTGTTTGCTGTGGTTGAAATGGACTATGATGCAGAAAATGATCTAGTTGGTTTAGGTGCAATTACATTTGATATCAATAACGCACTCAATGAACCCAGCAACGTGCTGTTAGATTACTTACGCAATGAACGTTATGGCGCAGGTATCAGCAACACAATGATCGATACCACAAGTTTTAATGATTGGTTTACATATGCAGATGCAAATGTAAATTATATCGATACGGCCAACGTTACACAACAGCACAGTCGCTATCAAATTGATGGTGCGTTGAATACTTTTACACCTGTAATTGACAACGTTAACAAAATTTGTCAAGCAGGTGGTGCATTCTTTACATATAATGCCAAGCAGGGTAAGTTTGGTGTAGTTGTTAACCGTCCTGCTACTGTAGGTGAGCTTGCAAATGCGTTTGTGTTTGATGATGACAACATTACTAGCAGTATCACTATCACTTCAACAGAACTATACAGCTTGTATAACCAAATTGAAGTTGAATACCCAAGTGTAAATCAGCGTGACCAAACAGATCTTTACTTTGCTGAATGTAATGTAAGTATTCGCAACAGCAATGAACCAGACAACTGCTTAAAATATCGTTTAGATATGGTCAATGACCGCACTCGTGTTGCACAACTAGCAAACATTGACCTTAATCAAAGCAGAATTAACACAATTTTAGAATTTACTGCGGATTTCAGCAGTATGACAGTGGATGTAGGCGATGTTGTTAAGGTAACACTGCCATTATATGGTTACAATGAAAAACTGTTCCGCGCAATGCGTGTTATTGAACAGGAAGATCCAGATGGCATGATCCATTGTAAGTTCACACTGCTGGAATATGACGCAGATGTTTATGATGACTTGCTCACACGTGAAGATTTACCACCTCCAGTAACAGGTATTACTAACTGGTGGGTGCTAAACAGTAATGCTACACTAAACATTGGTAATATTCTTGTTGTAGCAGATCCATCACAAGCAACTGCTAACTTATATTCACCTAGCACAGGTAGTGTTGTAGGCACAGCTAACCTAAGCACAGTTCGCAGCACATTTGGTAGCCAATTTAGTAGTGGCACATTTATTAACGTGCCAATTGAAGTGCCAATAAATGTAAACTATAATGAAGCTATTGTGCAGGTTTACAATGATGACGCAAGTAGCAGTCCACCAGCAACATATATTCGTCAACCACCAACAGGGTTTTCATATTTTGCTGATGATGAAACATTTAACTTTACTATCGATACATATAATTTCAACAGGGATACTACATTCCACTTAGAAATTAAAATGCGCGATACCGGCACGGGTGCAGCAAGTCGCACATACATTACAGCAGGATTGAACAGTCCTCGTGCAAATGTCATTAGTGGTGATGATATTCAAAGCAACACAATTACCAGCGATAACTTCTTTGTGTTTGCTCCAGGCGCACAGATTCAAGATGCCGACCAAGCAAATTACAGTGTAAGTTTTCCAGGCACAGATACATACCATATGGTATTAGATCCAATTGAATATGATATGCGTGATGCTGAAACAGGAGAATATAGCTTGGATGTTATTGCAGGTGTTGTAGGCAGTTTACCTCCGGTTAGTGGTAGCGGCGGCGGATATGTTATTGCGCTAAAACCATTTGCTAATGCTACATTCCAATATAGCGGTAACAGCACTACATATACTGTAGATTACAACGATTTAAGTTTTAGTAGACTTAGCTATGATGATCCATATCCGCCAAGCCCATTTATTCCTGTTAATACAAAAATAACATTTGATCCAGATGAAGGTATCTATGGTGATCCAAATGGATTGTTTATAAGTGCAAATATTTGGCTTAAAGGCACCAACACAATGGGCAATGCAATTGCAGGACGTGGATTTGATCAAATTAAATATCAGTTAATTAAGATTACAAAAGGTAATAGATTATGACGCAATATAGAACCATATACAATAAAGATACCGGTGAAATAGTTCGCGTTATGCGTATGACTGACGAAATGTTAGCAAACAATTTGGCTAACAATCCTCAATGGGCCAGTCTAGATATTCAAACACTTAATTATAGACAAAAGAGTGTGGATGTAGAAACACAGCAAGTTATAGATGCAGCTATTTTGCCCGATGTTGCAGATTATATTCGCAGCAAGCGTGCAAATTTATTGCGTAATAGTGATTGGACTCAAATGCCAGATAGTCCGCTAAATGAATCAAAGCGAATTGAATGGGCTGTATATAGACAAGCATTACGCGACATGCCAGATACGCAACAAGTAAATACTGTTGAAGAAATAGTTTGGCCAGTTAGACCTTAAGGATATACTATGGGTAGTTCTAGAAGATTTGGTTTTTCAAGAAGTGTTTTAATCAGAGGTTCCTACACGGAAAATGTTCAGCCTAAAGCATTTGTGATTGAACCATCATTGGTAGGTGCTAACACAGTTTATTTCGGTGTTACATCTAATATGCCAAATCAAACATTATACTATACCATACCTGGTGTAGAGAACACTGACTTTGTTGAAAACAGTGTCAATGGTAGTTTTACTACAGATTCTAATGGTAACGCTACAATTACAAGAACATTAATACCTGATGTTAACCTAGAAGATGGTAATAAAAAGTTTAATGTTCAAATTAGAGCTTACAGCACTAGTGGCGAAGTGCGTGCTACCAGTGCTAATATTTTAATTAACAAATTTGCATATCCAACTGTTACTGGCGGTGACATCATTGACTTTGTTACACCTACTGAAAAGCGTCACGTATTTACAGGTAATGGCACATTAAGTATTAATTCAATCGGCGACACAACAAATGCAAATCTTTGGTATGTGGTTGCAGGTGGTGGTGGTGCAGGCGGCGGTTATTTAAATCCAATTGGTCCAGCTTCAACTATTACTGCCGTTCACGCAGGTGGTGGCGGTGGTGGTGGTTCTGTTATTGAAAACAATACCACAATTGCCGTATCTAACATCAGCGTTACTATTGGACAAGGCGGTAATGCTAATATCAGAGAAAACGGTTTTTCATCTGCGTTTGGTAATGTTACCGCACCAGGTGGTGGCGCCGGCGGTGCTGTAACACTTTATGATCAAATTAATGCTACACCAGTTACAAATACCAGCACACAACATAATGGTGTAACAGGTGCTAACGGTGGTGGTGGTGCAAGTAAGGCACGTCGCAACACATTTAGAAATGTTCAAGATCCAGCTTATTTTAACGAAATTGTAAATGGCACAGGTGCGTCTAGTAACGTCGGTGGATTTAGTGGCGGTAACAGTGTTGCTTATGGTCCAACCAGCGCACAAACAAATCTAGACTATGTATTAAATTACCTAGGAATAAGTTTACAATTTTCAACTTATCCAAGTGCAACCGCAGGTGGCGGTGGTGGTGGTGCCGGAGGAAATGGTAGTAACGGTAGAATCTTACAATACAATGCAAATAGTAGAGTCTATGAATTTGGTGCTGGTGGTGAAGGTGGTATTGGTGCGCTAACTTTGATCAATGGAATTAACACACGTCTCGGTGGTGGTGGATCCGGTGGTAGCGGATTTAGAATGCCAGGAACATTTGGCACAGCAGGACCAGGTGGTGAAGGTGGTGGTGGTAATGGTATCAAATGGTCACCTAATAATATTGACAGTAATTTAACTGTTGCAACAAACGGCACACCTAATACTGGTGGTGGTGGTGGTGGCGGTATTGTTTCAAGTGGCGGCACTACCTATAGACCAGGTAACGGCGGCAGCGGTGTTGCTATTGTTAGATATACTTGGGATAACCCTAGAAAACTGGCATTAGAGTAGTAAAATTTAAATTATAGATAAATACTAAAACAATGCGTAATCTGCCTCTGCAGATACGAAGTTCCTTTAGGAGTCGAAAATGGGTAGATTATTAGATTTTAGTCAGTATTTAGGTGGACCAGATGACGTAGAAGTCATCGAAATGTTCCCCCGTCAACAAAAGAAGTTTCAATACAACTTTGGTGCAAACGTAAGCACATATACTTTTAGTGCCGACAAGCAAACACTTGTATTAGACACTGTAACATACGATCGTGATACAGGTAACATTAATTTTACTGACACTAACGTAATCGGCTATTTCAACAACACAGCAAACATTGGAACAAGCAATGCCAATGTTAGTTCGAGTTATATCGACAGATCACAATCCAGCACAGGTATTGTTACATTTACTATTCCTGAACAAAGATATACAGGAACAATCTTACCCAACGCAAGAGAAAACGTTGTTCTAACAGTGGTTGGTTTTGAATGGCAGGATGCCAGCACACCACCACGCAAAGAACTACATCGTTGGGCAATCGTAGAACGTTGGGAGCCAGGTGTAACCATTGGCGATCCTACACTAGATTCTAATTTCGTTAAATTAGGCAGTGGTGCTATTGCTGCTTATAGCAGTGATGCAATGGCTAGTGTATTACGTCCTGTAGGAACATATACTGGTATACAAGGACTTAGCAGTAAGAATGGTGATGGTGCCGTATTCCAAGCAGTAGTTACATCAGTTGGCGGCATATCAATTCAAATTACTTCGCGTGGTAGTGGTTATTTGGTTAATGAAACTATTACAATTAGAGACAATCAACTAGGTGGTGGTGGAGCCGCAGATATTACATTAACAGTAACATCAACAATTTAAAGGAGTAGGCTATGGCCGAGATTATTGTCACAGATACTTCAGTAAATTTAAATGTTACTACAACACAAAGTAATATAACTGTTACTGATTTAGAAACTAATGTAACTGTAAATGTTGCAAGTTTAAATTCAAATATTAGTGTTACTAGCACACCTGTTAATGTTACTATTGCTCCCAGCATTGGTGTAAGCAATAGTGAAGTTCGCGCTGCACTTGGTAACACAAATCCAATTCTTTATGATGCCACAACAGGTATCTTTAGCTTTGACGCCGATGCAGCATTTGATAATGCTAAAGTAATTGGCGCAATCCAAAGTGGTAATGTAATACTAAAACAAGTTCAAGAAACATATTTTGATGCTGGCAATGTCACATCAACAACAATGAATCTTGATTTAGTAAATGGCACAATTCAAAAGGTTACATTACAAAGCAACGTTGAACAAATTAGTGTTGCTAATTTGTCACCGGGTGGCAGTTTTACTGTTTTCATCGAACAGGATTCATTTGGTTTTAGATTATTAGATACATCAACTAATTTTAATGATTGGTTGTTTGTTGATGACTTTAAAACATTAAGTGTTGGCGCAGGCAACGTTGATTCATTAAGTGTTATCTTTGATGGTAGCACATATTATGCAAGTTTAGTAAAACTAAATTCATCTGACATTGATGCAACATTTGATAATGTTACGGTTAGATATAATACCATTGCTAACGTATTAATAGCAAATGCTGTTACAATTAATACAAGTTTAGGTTTAACAGGACCATTAACATCTACCTCAACTGCAAATATTACAGGCGCTGTTACATTAGGTAATAATTTAAATGTTGGCGGTCAATTATTTGCTGATGGCGAAGAAATCTATATTGGTCAACCAGGCACAGGAACAGTTAAATCTATTAATGCTTATAGTTCAACTACAGCAGGACAACTCTACTACAATGGTGCTGATAACACTTGGTATTTTAGAAATAATACATCCGGCGGCGCAATATATAAATTACCTACCAGCACAACAGATTTAGCAGAAGGTGCTAATTTATACTTTAGCACTTCTCGTGCAAATAGTGCAATTCAAGATTACAAAGGCACTATTACCACACAAGGCAATATTACAACAACAGCTAATGTTCAAGGCAACTACCTATTAGGTAATGGCGCCTTCATTACAGGTGTTGTTGGTTTAAGTAACAGCCAAGTATTAAGTTACATTGCCACACAGCCATTGACCGTTGGTGGCAATTTAACAGTTAACGGTAACATTAACGCAACAGGTAACATCAATGTTCAAAACGTTGAAGACTTGTATGTGCGTGATCAAACCATTTTGCTTAACGCAAATGCTGCAAGTCCTGCCAATGTGCAGATTGTAAGCAATAGACCTGGCTTTGCAAATACAGAACTAAAATGGAATGAGCAAACTGATCGTTGGACATTTACTAATGACGGCACTACCTATTACAATCTAGCAACATCTACAACAGATGTGCCAGAAGGTGCAAACTTATATTACACAACTGCTCGTGCAAACACTGCAATTGGTGCATATCAAGGTAATATCAACACTATTGGTTCACTAACTGTTGGTTCAGCTGAAATCAATGGTAATCTTGTATTAGATCCTATTGCTGGCAATGCAAACATTGTAGGTCAATCAACACAAGATGATTTAACTGTTGCCTTTGAAAATATTGAATTAAAAATTGGCAGTGATAATGATGAAGGTAGGTTATATGTTAAAGAACATGAAGGACCTGCATTATTAAGCCTAAGTGGTGCCGAAACAGATAATAATAGATTAAGAGTTCTCGGCGATGTTATTATTGGTGTTGATCCAAATTCAAGCAATACAACCGGCCAATTCGTTTTTGATGTTGCACAGGGCGATCTAGATGTTCAAGGCGGCATTGAAGCAGAAACATTATTTGGTAACACAGCTATTTCTAGTATAGATGGTAACATCTTTACTACAAATGGTAATATTTCAACAACAAATGGTTATCTAAATGGTAATGCACGTTTTGCAACTGGCATTATTACAACTAATGTAACAGAAGGTGCAAACTTATACTTTACAACAGCCCGTGTTGATGATCACTTAAACACTGCTACTGCAACCACTAACCAAGTGTTAAGTTGGACAGGCACTGATTATGATTGGGTAAGCGGAGGTAGCGGAACCGTTACACAAATTAACACCGGTGAAAACTTAACCGGTGGTCCAATTACCACAACTGGCACAATCGGCTTAGCCAATGCACTTAGCAATGTTTACAGCGTAACCACTGATGGGCAAGACTTTACTATTAACACAAATAGTAAATTAATTCTCACAGAACAGTTAAAAAATGTAACCACATACACTGGTAACATCAATGGTGATGGTTATGCTGTGTTCACTGGATCAACTAATTATACTGATGTATTGACTCATACTGGTGCTAATGCTTTAAACAGTTATGGATTCTTAACAGGTAATACTACAAGTGGCAGTAATGTAATTACTGGCGTTTCATTAGAAGATAGTGGTGATGGTAACCCAGCCAGCATCAGTAGTGTTACACCATATTATGTGTTTAGTTACATTGGCTTTAGTAGAGATCAATATCCATTCCCACCAGGCACATATGTAACCAGTGTGGATGCAGGTAACAGCACCATCACAATGAGTCAACCTGCAAGTGCTACTGTTGCGTTAACTTATCCAAGCCCTTATACTACACTTATACCAGGTGCATATGATGCTGCTACAGGATTGTTAATTGGTTTACTCAGTGAATATACAATAAATGGCACAGGCAGTAGATCTACTATAGAAGAACAGTTAATTGTAACTACAGGTGCATATGGTTATCCTGCTACAGGTCCAGCACCCAGTGATTTTGTATACAGTATAGATACTGCAAGTAATTATACTGCTGGTATTATAGATACAAGTAAATTAATTGCTAGAACTAATATTGTAGCACCACGCACAGTATTAAGTGCTCCTAGAGGATTGGTTGTTGGTGACAGTGATTTAACTAACCGTGCTGAAAATGACAGTATTGCAAGTTTTGGTGTTAACATTCTATGGGATGGTTCAAGCACATCAGGCGATTATGCAGGCGGAACACCATTAACACAAATCTTAGTTAAAAACTACACTGACAACAACTTGCAGGGTAGTGGCACCACTGCACTAAACAGAGTTGCTGCTGGTCCAAGACTGTTCTTTACCGCAGCAGAAGGTAACAAGGATCAACCTTATCAGATAACTTATCCAAGAAACAACCTAGAATTAGGACGTATTGCTTGGTGGTGCGGAACTAATGAAACAGTTGGTTTGGGTTCACAGGTTCCTCCAGCATTCATCAGCGTAGTAACAAATCGTGACATGACCGGCAGTCATAACGGTGGCGTTGGCATGTATCTAAGTGCAAGCCCTAACACTGATGCAGGACGCAGAGGTTTATTTGCTGCACACCAATTAGGTAACACACTAATTGCTAGCGGTAATGCTACAACTACAGGTGCAAGTCAACCAATTACATTTGCTCCAATGTGGACCAGTGCTGCACAAAGTGCAACTGGTGGTTCAAATGCTGTCGCACAGTTTAACAACACACTTGCAGCAACAAACTACCAATGGGCAACTATTAACTATGATAATGCTAGCGGTAAGACAGGTAGTAGACTAAGTGTAACCAATGGCGTAAGCACAGTTAGTGGCCGTAATGGTAACTTAGTGTTGGCATTAGACCGCAATGACAATGGCGCAGGCTTTGGCAGCAAAGAATGGGCGTTCAAACTACAACCAGGCAGCACTGATCTAGTTCTCACAGAAGATGATGTAATCAGAACAACATTCAGTGGTGCAAATATCACAACTAGTGGCAACATCAGTGCTGGTAACACAATTGTAAATGGTGTAAGTTTCAATACAGCAGGAACAACAGCACCAAGCAGTGGACAAATTGTTTACAATTCAAACTACGGTTCACACCAAGTTGGCCTAAACGGCAGCAACGTAATGATTATGGGGCAAGACCTTGTTGTTTATGCTCGCAATGATGAAGCAAACACATTGCTCAAAGGTGAAGTAGTATTCATCAGTGGTGCAAGTGGTGACAAGGCTACAATTAAACGTGCAATTAACAACAGTGACGCTAATAGTGCTACCACAATTGGTATTGTTAAGAGCGATATTGCCACAGGTCAATTGGGTTATGTTGTAAGCCAGGGTGTTGTGGATGGATTAAACTTAGGTGGTTATACTGCCGGTGACAAACTGTATTTGGGCAACGTAGCCGGCACATTTACTAACATTAAACCAAGTTCACCTGAACACTATGTGTTCATCGGTGTTGTTGAACGTGCCAACGCAGGCAACGGTCAAGTATTGGTGCGTGTGCAGAACGGTTTTGAACTTGATGAAATCCATGACATCAAGTTAACCAACGTTCAACAAAATGACATGTTGATCCGTAACGTGGGCAACTCATTATGGGTTAACCAAAGCGTCAGCAGTGTTGTAGCAAATACAAACGTTACGCTTAAGCAGTTCAGTGAAACACGAGTTGCATTAGGCAACGTAACTGGTGATCAAAGCAGCAACATTAATCTTGCTAATGGTTCAATCTTTACAATGACTGCAACTGGTAACTTAACTATCAGCAGTGTAACAGGTGCTGTAGCAGGAAGTAGTGCTACGCTAATCATTACACAGGATGGCACAGGTGGTAAGACACTAACCAGCACAATGAAGTTTGCTGGTGCTAGTAAGACATTAAGCACCGCAGCTGGTGCTATAGACATCATTAGTTTGTTCTATGATGGCACAACTTATTACGCAACACTCAGCAAGGGCTATGCATAATGTTTGCGGCTAGAGGCGGATTCAATTATGTTTCAGCTGCTGGTAGAACAGCAAGAACGCTGACTGCCACTGCTCAAGCACAGATTAGCACTGCTGAAAGTAAATTCGGTGGTGCTAGTGCTCGCTTTGATGGATCAGGTGATTATGTTACAATGGCTGCTAATAGTGCTGTGTCATTTGGCACGGCTGACTTTACTTGGGAGTTTTGGTTTAGAACAGTAAACAAACCTACCACAGGTAACGGCCGCTTCCCAGTGATGTTAAAGAATAATGGTGCCAGCACATTCAGTGCTACTAACAATTGGATTGGTATTTATGATCGCCATCAAAATATTAATAATACAAAATTAAGTGTATTTTGTCCAGTGTTCTATTCAGGTAATGGCAGTGTAGCATTGTTAACCAGCACCAGCAATGTAACTAATAATACATGGACACATGTTGCAGTAGTTCGACAGAATGGAGATTTTAAATTATTTTATAATGGTAATTTAGAAGCTACTAGAACAGGAACATCTTGGATAAACATTGATACAGCCAGTGGCACAACTACATTCAGAGATATGCGTATTGGTATGGGTGATGCAGTCAATGACAACAGTTACAATGGTTATATTGATGAATTGCGTATTAGCAGTATTGCAAGATATAGTGCAAACTTTACACCTGCTACCAGTGCATTTACCAATGACAGCAGCACATTATTATTAATGCATGCCGATGGCACAAATGGCAGCACAGTGTTTACAGATGATAACAGTTAAGAGAAAAATATGATACAAGAAATAGTAACACCTAATACAATGGTCACTCCAGGTAGAATTGCATCTTTAGATCAATGTATGCAAACAGTAATCTCCAGCAATATAGCCGGTGACTTTGTAGAATGCGGAACTTGGCGTGGTGGTTTAGCAGCTCTAATGCTACATCATATTGTTAAAAATAATTTAGAAACAACTCTATATGTATATGATACCTTCGAAGGTATGCCAGCACCTAGTTTAAAAGATGATCCTCGTGCAATGGAAAGATATAATGAAACACGTGATGGTGAATTTTCAGATTGGTGTAGAGCAGATATGGCAACTGTTAAGAATACACTTAGACAAGTTACAGCAGATGTTGATCAACATTGTGTATTCATACAAGGTATGGTTGAACAAACCTTAGATGATTACAGTGCTAATTCTGCACCCTCAATTGCGCTGTGCAGAGTTGATACAGATTGGTATGAATCAACCAAAAAAGAATTTGAAGTGCTGTATCCTAAGATTTCACCCGGTGGCTTCATGATTGTAGATGATTACAGTGACTGGAGTGGATGCAAATTAGCAGTAGATGAATATCTAGCAACACTAAACGCCGATAGCTATGAAAAATATTATGCTGATGGTAGTTTAGTTATTAAGAAATTATGTTAGGAGAACTATAATGCCAATTAAAAAAGTAAAAGGCGGATACAAGTGGGGTTCAAGTGGTAAGACTTATCCTACAAAGAAGCAAGCAGAACGTCAAGCAGCCGCAGCATATGCTAGCGGTTATAAACCAAAGAAGGGGAAATAACATGGCCTACGGTAAAAAGAAAAAGTCAAAGAAAAAGCCAATGAAACCTGGCAAGAAGTATTGATAGGAATAAAGATATGCCACGTCATCAACCACAACGCTTAAGTGTAGAGCATCAAATTCAAATACATGAACTGCACAGCGAAATTCAAGTAATTAAAGATAATCATTTAGTGCATATTGCACAGGACATTGATGCCCTAAGTGCTGAACTTAAGGATACTAAAGAAACCTTTGACAAACGCTTTGATAAGTTGGATGAGCGTTTGTGGTTGGTGATCGGGCTCGTAGTTACAACGTTATTAGGTATAATAGCTACATCATTTGCTTAATTGCATATCTACGAATTGTTTCTTCATGCACATTAAAATGTTTTGCTAATTGTTTAATATTACCCGGATGATATCTGTTACCTTTAACATAATTTTGTTGAATAAACTTAATATCATCCGTGGTTAATTTATGCTTATGTCTTTGTTTTATTCTACAATCTTTATTATTATCTAAATATGTTCCTACAAATAAATGTGATGGATTAACACATTTAGGATTATCGCATTTATGACACACTAATTTTTTTGTAATGTTTAAACCCGAAATAAATGCACTTACTCTATGTGCTTTACCTTTGTTAAAAACACCATAACCATCTTTATCTTTAGCCAAAAGCCATTCCCAACAGTCGTTAGGTCCTTTTATATTAACTTTACTCCAAAAATGTGTAATATCTTTTTCTGTTAAATTCATAATACAAATATAACATCATCTTTTTATTTGTCAAGAATAGACATAAATGAAATGGTTCAAAATAGGGGCATTTGCCCCTATTATTTTGTTGACATACATAAATAAATGTAGTAATATAAAACAATGGAGGTCAACAATATGACAAAAAGAAATTAT